TGTTTTACTTTGTTTTACTTAACAAATCAAGAGGTGGCATGATGACTTTTACATCCTGTGCCATGTCCTCATTCTTATAACCTTTAGTTTCCCAGTCTTTTCGCTCCTTAAAAAGCTCTCCAGTTTCCTTGTGTCTATAAGTTAACTCAACTGTTGCATCTTTAATTTCCATTAGTCTGTTTTCTCCTTTTTAATATTGAGATAACTTATCCCAAAAACTACACCATCAGACAGAGTTCCAGCTGTGGTGTAAGATAATTTAGTACCCCCTTCTACAATCAAAGGTAAGGTTAATATTTCTACACTAGCTGCGGTTGATAATGTTTGGGTATGAACTATTTCAAATGCATTATTTTTAATGGTAACAGTAGGTGTATTAGATCCTGATTTATTAGTAACTCTTAATGATCTAACAATTACTGTTTCATTTACACCAGGTTCTAACAGATCAACAGATTCAGCTGATGTAGTTGTTTTACCATAAAATTTATATTCATTTACTACTGCCATTATGCATCTAAAAAGAAACTTTTAGCTTCAATTTCTTGTTTAACTTCATCCTGAAATGAAGAGTTTAATTTTGTTATTACACCATCAAGGTCCCTGATCAATGATTGTAGATTTTGTCTGCTGTATTCTTCTTCAGCTCTAGTTAATGATTGTACGATCTTTGCCATTATAATATACTTGCTAGTCCTCCATATTTAAAACCTACTATTCCACCATCCGCCTTACTTTGAGCCCCTTCTTCTAAAGCTTGCAGTTGGGCTAATTTTAATTCATAGTCAGCTAGTTGTTCTTCGTCTAGCTCCCCCATGTGCATCATAGCTTCATAAGATTTAATAGCGTTTTTAAGTTGGTCTATTGATCCTCTATTTAAGAGAGAATCTTGAGTTCCAAACATAGTAGGATTGGTTTCACTTTCAATTCCCATTTTACTTTTAAGCCATTCTACAATTCCGCCTTCTTCGTCTCCAGCATACCCACCTGGATTAACAACTCTTCCTCTCTTGTAACCTACTCTTCCACCATCAGCCCAGTGATGTTGGCCAGGAGGTGCGCCTTCCATTCCTGGTCGTGAATAACTTGCACCACCCGTATTAGAAGCACCTTCATTAGCTTTATCTTGTTCATCACTTCCTTCGTAGCTATATTTAGGAGCAGGAACTTCATAATGAAGGGACCCACCGGCTCCTGAATACTCATCATAGTCTCCAGTGTCTTTAAATTTTTTATCTGCTGCAGCTATTTCTCTGTACGTCTCTTCTTCCCATCTTTTTCTATTTGCTAAATTTTTTTGATGTTGTTTATTCATAGTATTAAATTTTAAAACACCTGCTTTGTCATAATTGTATCTAGCTAAATTCAGCTTGTTCATTTTATTGGCCCTCATAGCATTAGCCGTAAGCACACCATTTTCTTTAAACATATATTGACCACTCTCTTCGTCAAATTCTATTTCTACACCAGCCCCATATTTTTTATCAAAGTTTTCAGAGCCCCACGTCTTATCCAATCTATCTATATCTCTTTGCTGAGTTTCCTCATAACTTCGTTTACCAGCATGTCTTACATTTCTTCCAAAAATATCTTTATTTAAACCTGAAGTATTTTCTCCAAATACAGTTGGACCAGTGTACCCCATGTTAAGTTGAGTGTACGCCTGCTGAGGTAATGTAAAGTCACTGTAGTATTTATCAGGCAATGCTCTTGAAATTAAACTACCAACACCCAAAGGTATCTGATCTAGTGCTCTTTGATCTCTTTCAAACGTACGCATTGGACCATATTGTCCTTCATCTTCCAAGACCTCCAGACCAAAATTTTGTGTATCGATTGGCATACGACTGAAATTTCCAACACTACCTGTCACCATCTCACTTACAGGTCGTTGGCCGCTTCCAGTAAATTTATTAAACTGCTGTGTTATCCAATTAGGGCTTTCTAATCTCTTTTGTCTGTCCCTAGTAGCTGCGTTAAAATCTGTTAATAATTGTGAGGTAGAACCTGGATAATAACCGCCACCTCCACCGCCGGTAAAAGCATTAGTTGCAGGTATTCCATATGATGTTGTTACTTTGTTTTCTTCTAAGTTTGTCTTAGGCGGTGTATAGCTAGCAAGAAATTTATTCATTGGCAAAAACTTTTCGCCTGCGTCATATCTTTGTTTATCAACGCCTGTATAAAAAGTAGACATTATCTTCTTCCTCCTGGGTGTATGTCTAATCTAAAAGTTCCTAACTTCCAATCTTCGTTGCTGGTTGTATTAGCAACTTTCATTGCAATTGCTCTTGCTCGTAATCTTGTATCTATTTTTGTCGTTGTGTTAGAAGTAGAATAATTTGTAGTGGTACCAGAACTATTTGGATAATTTTTAGTTACAAAACTAACTTGTGTGTTTCCTGTTTGGGAAATAAAGTCTGGTAAAAACCTACTTATTCTCATTATAAATTCTCCGTCTCCTCTAAGGTCAGGCATTCCTACCACTTGACCACCACCTCTGGCTGTCTTTTGAGTAATATCAAAATCACCTGAAGTAATTGTCCCAATTACTGCTGTGATAGCCCCTCCAGCATTGATTTGATCGGTCCCTGTTTCCTGTTTATAGTATATCGTACTTCCGTCCGTATTACCAGTAACATCGAACGAGTCATCGTCTGAAGGATTATAATATGTAGCATGTGGTTTAGCAAAAACAGAAGAATCTTGCCACGCTGCTCTAGGTAAAGTACCCGTTGTCCATATAGGTCTTTTAATAGTGGAGTCTAGATAATTATAAGTAACTACCCTATTGACTGCATCGGAAGCAGCAGTACAATAAAACCAACTTATTTCTCCAAAAAGATTATTTAAACCACAGTTCACCAGGTCTCTAGAAGTAGAGTTTAAATCATCATAAACATGGTCTTCTACTAAACATGGTAATGATTTTAATTGACCATCGTATGCAAAGAAACCATTTTCTGACATCCAATAAGCTGTACCATCTACTTCAATGTTAGCATTCTTTCCTAATAGTCCACAGTTAGTACCCACTTGCTCAAACGAGAAAGTAAAGGGTTGACCAACGAATTTCATTAGGAACAACGCTGTATCTGTCCATACATAAATAGCATCCCTACCTTTGATAGCTCCCATAATTTTAGAACCATCTGCAAGTCTTTGTGTACCTGCGGTATTGTTTGCTTTAACTGTGTATGAATCTGATTGATCAATGCTCTCTTGAGAAGAGAATCTAATGTACATATCATCTTGAGTTGTAGTTGTTCCAATTGTTGTTTCAGTTCCAAAGAACACCAAGTGTCTATCGGGTGTAGATACCAATACATGACGCGATGCTGTAGGTGCATTTGCTAATACTGTAGCTCTATTATTGACTGCCCCTGTTGCCGCCGCATCCCATTCAAAACATTTACCATTATAAATAAGTGCAATTAATTTAGTTCCATAGTTATCTAAAATCCATAAACCTGGATCAATTGTAAAGTCAGCAGAAGATGGATCACCCCAGGCCACATAGCTTGAAATGTTTGTTACTGTATCTCCTCCACTATGTGATGCTTTGGTTGTACCATTAACTTCTCTAGCACCCCCACTTAAAATATTGGTTGTTGTGTTATTGGCTGTAAAACTTATGTCTTCTGATCCAATTCTAATCTCTCCAGTAGATGGAAAAGCAGAAGAGTTGGTTAAAGGAATATCAGTTACTGTATCATTAATGCCAGAAGCAAGTGTTGTAGTTGCTGGACCTGGAGAAGTTCCTCCATATAACGCTGTACCCCAACCATAGCCACCTAATTGTTGTGAAGGCCCTACTGTATAATAACATAGAACTGATGCAGATCCAGAAGTACTTAATGGTGTGCCAGCTTCTTGAGAATCCATTGTAATTTCAAAAGTAGTTGACGTAGGTACAGAAGTTACCATAAATTTTTTGTCTTCAAAAGTAGCATCAGTATAAGTTGACCCTACTGCAGTAACTCCGGAAACACTGTCAAATAAAACAATATCATTGTCTTGTAATCCATGGGCTCCGCTGCATGTTACAGTAACTGTTGTTGAGCTTGAAGTACTGGTAAAATTAGCTCCAGTTAAAGTAGCTCTAATAGGGTGTATATCATAGTAAGTTCCCCCCGAATAAACATAAAGAATTCTATTAGTTCCTATAGCTGCGTATTTAATCCCAGCATTATCGTCCCAGTGATGGATAGCTCTAGCTGCTCCAGTTAATTTACTTTCTCCTAACTGTTGCCAACCACCTATCTTTTCAGGTGTACCATATCTAAATCTGACATTGTCGCCGTCAAACCATTGTCCTTCGGCCCCGGTCTCTGTGACTTGTTTATTGAATCCAGGTAAAAAACCTAATTTTTGTAGCATATAACCCCATAATATTAAAAGGCCCAGCTTACAAACGAGTAACGCGTGCCTTTAGTTGTCTCCCTTACTTCATGTGGATACATGAAATTAGATGGAAACAATAGTATATCACCCGTTTTTAACTCAATTTTCTCTCCTCTGCAATAGAATTCAGATCCCTCATAGTCTTCATTTAGATTAGCTACTATTGATACTATAGGAACCCCCTTCATCCGACCATCAAATATACTATGTATATGATCATAATGTTCTCTCATCATAGTTCCAACAGGATATTTATTAAATCTGATTGGACTAAATTTAGTGAGCCATGGTCCTTGAGTCTTTTCTCCCGGCCACGTATGCTTTACTTGATATTTTTCTAAAGCTTTAACAAGATAAGGTGTAATTTTATTTTGTTGTTCTTGGGTACAACTCATAACTAATAATTCTTTCTCTTTTTCAGAAGAGGTTGTACCTGCTGCATAATTATTCCATGTATGAAGCCCCCATTCTTTAGTATTACATTCATCAATTAATTCTTTACATAACTCTTTGGGTATATGATTTTCTACATAGATATAATCTTTAATTGTGCTCATTCATTAATCTCCTTATATCTAGATGGGTTAAATTATCTTCTGATCCTAAAGCGTCAATACAAAAAGTATTAAAAGATAAACTTATTCTATCTGGCATACCAGTATTTATAGGAACACTGTGTCTTAAATTACTAGGAAATAATATTAATTCTCCTGGTTTACATGGAAGTAAAAAAGTATCTGAATTTAATACATTGTATTTAATAGGGTCTAATTTTACCCCGTCTTGATTTGATTTAGAAAATTGAATTGGAGGTAAAGTTTGATCTATTTGAAAATACATAACACCTGATACAATACTATTAGGGTGTACATGTTCATGATGCTTGGAGCCTGTAGGGTTTTTATTAAACCAAGACTGTGTAATCACAAGTCTTTGTTTGGTATTTAAAATTTTTTCACAGTATTTATTTATTGATTCAATTAAAAAATTTTTAACGTCTTTTAACTTTTCATGTTTTAAAACATAGCTATCTTTAGATTTAAAGTTTCCATTAGCCTTTTGTGCTAACCATTCTAATGTTCTAATAAATTCTAGTTCCTTACTAATTGGTTTTTCATAAGGTAAAATTAATACAGGTCGTGGAAAAATTTGTAATAACTCTTCTTTCATATATAGATAGTACTATATTTTAAGCGCTTTGTAAACCACTGTGTGCGTCTGACCCAGTTCCTCTAGATGGTCCTGAAGAAGCCTCAACTAAATCTCCAAAATCGGCCGCGTTTCCAGTAGAACCTATTGTTATAAAATCTATTATATTTGAAATTGAGGGCGTGGCTCCTCCTGCAAAAAGACCAGTAACATTATTACTCATGCTACCAGGATTTAATCTTGCCGTACTTAAATCTCCAAAATCTGTTGCATTTCCAGTGGACGCTATAGTTATATAATCTATAACGTTTTTTGCAGATGGGTCTCTACCTCCTCCAAAACAACCTCTTACAGTTGTCGCTACACCACCTACTAAATTTCTAGCAACACTCAGGTCTCCAAAGTCTAATGCATTTCCAGTTGAAGCCATAGTTACATAATCAATTAAATTAGTAGGAGAACTTTCATTACCACCAAAACAAGCTCGTGTTTGACTTCCAACACCACCCGCTCCTCTTTGGTCACTTGTTGTATCTCCAAAATCTGTTGAATTACCAACACTTGCCATTGTTAGATAATCAATAACATTACTAACCCCACTTGGATTTTCACCTCCTGCAGCAAGACCTCTAGTTTGATTAGACCAAGATGCAGTATTATATCTAGCTTCTGTTAAATCACCAAAATCTGATGCATTACCTGTTGATTGCATTTCAAAAGCTTGTACTCTATTTGAGATAGATGGATCTAGGCCGCCTTGTAGAATAGCTCTTGTTCTACTTGAAACTGAAGACAGTGCTGTCATAGCAGTTACTAAATCTCCAAAATCAGCAGCACTTCCTGCAGTAGGAATAAAATTTATTTGTGTTCTAATTGAAATACTTGGAGTTTGTCCTCCTGAAACAAAACCTCTTCCTGATCCAGGCATATAATCTGCGGATGGTCTTTGCATTTCTCCTGGAGTTAAACCGGCATGTCCTTGAGACATTGTGCATATATGTTGAGCCGCAGCTAATAAATCTCCAAAGTCTGATGCATTTCCTTGTGATGATTGATTCCAATATTGAATTACATTTGAGTCAGATCCTGTACTACCACCAGTAAGAATTCCTCTTTGGCTATTGCTTTGTCCAGCAGTAGCTGATATGGTATTTGTTAAGTCACCCCATCCTGATGCATTTCCTAAAGTTTGAGTAGTAACTACTTGGATACTATCTCCCCCTGCAGGCGTTCCACCAGCAAAAAAAGTTTGAGTTGGGCTATTACTTTGGCCTCCTGTTGAGGCTGCGTTTGCTAAATCTCCAAAATCTGTACCATTACTTGTGGAAGCAATAGTTACATATTCAATTACATTAGACGCACTTGGAGTAGCACCACCAGCAAATATTCCTCTAGTAGGATCTCCGGAAGGTCCTTTAAAAGGACCATATCGAGAAGTTGTTAAATCACCAAAGTCAATTGCATTACCTGTTGAAGCAAAAGTAAGATAGCTTATAACATTTGAAGGTCCTGGATAACCACCGCCCCATACACCTCTAGTATTATTACTAAATCCTCCGCCTTTCCATTGAAGAGAGTTTTGATCATCCCCAAAGTCTGCAGCATTTCCTAAAGTTGAAAACGTCACATAGTCTATTGTGGGTGTATCTGGATCAGCTCCACCACAAGCCATGGCTCTTATTTCATTGCCTACACCAGCCGCTCCTTGACGAGCTGCAGTTAAATCTCCAAAGTCTGCAGCATCACCTGTAGTAGACATTGTAATATATTGAATAACATTTTGTACACTTGGTGTACCACCCATTGCAGTAATTCCTCTTTGACCTCGTGACCAATCATTCGCCATCGCTTTGCGATAATTTTCTCTGATATTCCAAACTGAATTTGAATTAGACATTATGTACTTTGTAAACCTCCGTGTGAATCTGCAGAAGAGGCCATGTATTTAACAGGCAAATATAAATCTCCAAAATCTGTAGCATCTCCAGTAGAAGCAATGGTCACATAGTCCATTGTATCCATAGGATTACTGCTTGGATTTTGACCACCCATTTTAACTCCTCTTATATTAGTAGAAGCTCCAGATGTTTTATATGCGGTAACAGTTAAATCACCAAAATCTGTTGCATTACCTGTTGAAGCAATTGTTATATAATCAATAATGTTTACAATATTACTACCTGTATCTTCACCACCAAAAAAACATCCTCTAACATTTGAAGAAAAAGATCCTGGACTTTGTCTTCCAAGAGTCAGGTCTCCAAAATCTTGTGCGTCCCCTGTAGAACCAATTGTTATATATGAAATAACATTTATTATAGGGTCCCCACCTCCAGCAAAAATACCTCTAGTTGGTGAATTACATTGGCCTATAATACCTACTCCATTAGAACTTAACATATCTCCAAAATCTGTCATGTTTCCCATTGTTGCAAATTCTCCATAATCAATAACATTGCTTGCAGACGGTGTTATTCCGTTTCCGGTTACAAATCTTGTTGTATTGCCACAAGTAGAAGTGTGTTGTCTAGATACAGATTGATCACCAAAATCAAACATATTTCCTGTGCTTTGATTATTAAATCCTTGAACTACATTATTCATTGCAGGTGCTTCATAACCTCCAACACTTACTGATCTTGTGTTATTACCTGCTCCAGTATTGTTTTGATTATTACTTATCATGTCTCCAAAATCACTTGAATTTCCTGTTGTTGAAATTTGAATTATTTGCATAACGCCTGAATAACCCGGACTTCCCCCATCTGATCCACCAATACTAAAACCTCTTCCCATTCCACCAGGTTGTGGTCTTGTTCCTTGATACCCATCACATAAACCACCGTGTGCGTTTGACCCTGCAGCTAGGTTA